ATGATGGACAATGAAACACTGACACGGATTCTGTCCGCACGATTTATAACGTGTAATGAGCAGGCCCGAAAAGGCAGTAAGGGATGCACGAAAGAGTGCAAACTCTATGAGCTGCAAGAACCGGGTATGACCTGCCGGGACAGCGTCCTTCTCCACGCAGAGGAAGCAAAGAAAATTTTGAAAATAAGGTCGCACAACTCCTGACACAGGCCGCCCGCTGCGGCGGCCTTTTTTGTGAGCATGGGAACAGGCCCGGCCCGGTTCAACTCCGGGATTGCCCAAAACTGAAAGGAGAACACACCGATGCAGAGGTACTACATTTTGCTGAAAGCGACCGGTGCTGGTGGGTGGCCGGGTTGGCTGCCGTACCGGCTGGATGCGGACAGCGCCGAACAGGCTGTTGAAAAAGCCAAGGAGCAGGCCGAGAATCATTACCCGGAGTACGAAAAGTTTGAAGTTCAGGCTATCGAAATTGAAAGGAGAAGCAAATGAAGCTGGCAGCAATCGCAAAGCTCATTAAGGCAGATGGGTACTGTAAACTCTACAAAGTGTTCTATGACGATTGCAGAACCTATGATTTGTACATTGGAACCAAAACGGCAATCTTCCCGCTGACCGGATTTCCGAAGGCACAAAATGAAAGTGAGTTGGCAATCCTCCTGGGCATCAGCAAAAAGGAATGGGCAGACATCGAGTTTGATAATGACTGCCCGGATGATCTCCATCACATCGAAGGGATGGATTTGGACGACACGGCAGACGGAGAAATGGACTGCGTGACCGGAAGAATCGGTATCCGGTACTGCGGGTGTGAACTGGTTCCAATGATCGAGCCTGTTTCGGGAACGGTCGGTTTTGTGGATGCAAAGCAGATCATGCCGGTGGCGGACGAGATCCGAAAGAGCGGATATTTCAAATACTGCGCCCGAAAGATGGCAAGTGGTAGCCGCTACTATGTTATCAAGGACGGAATGGTGGTGCGCGGCGCGGTGCTTCCTGTAAAGCTGGAACCTCTGGCAAAGTCTGGACTGCGTGAGCTTGCCGACATGGTGAAAAAGACTAGGGATGTTGCCGATGTGGAGGACTTGAGCGAACAGGAGAACAAAAACGATGCGTAAGACTTTGGAACTGCTGGCTTTATCCACCTGCACTGCCGCGCTGTGCGTAACACTGACTGGGTGTGAAGCAGTCAAGGGCACAGCAAGCGGTGAAAAACCGGTCAAGACGGTATATGTTTACCTGCCGGACGGCACTTTACTGGACAAAGGACGGGCGGACAAGGTAAGTTCGTTTGCACACAATGATCGTATCGTGAAAGTCACGATTGACGGGAAAACATACGAGACCAGCTGGGCCAATGTGGTTTTAGTGGAGGAATAACGATGAGCAAGATTTTGAAAAGTGTAACCTTGGGTGATGTGAAAAATGGTGGCATCTTCAGAGCGCTGGGCAAGGAGTTTGTGAAGCTGGATGCGGACGAACACGGCTGCCTTGTACTGGCAAAGGAAATTTGGACGAGAATGCCGTTCCGTGAAGGTGACGACCCAGAATGCCCCAACGATCTGCGCCGGAGCGAGATTATGCCATATCTGGGTAACTGCCTGGCAGAGTTTACAAAGAACGGCACTCCGCTGAGTACATTCATTCCGCTCAGAATCGACCTTCAGGATATGACCGGCCAGAACGAATACGGGATCTTTGAAGTAAGGATTGGTCTGTTGACCCTGCGCGGGTACGGAAAATATTGGAGACTGATCCCGAAAGTAGATGAGCCGTGGTGGTTGGCAACGCCTTACGGCACGCCGAATTGCTCTCCGTACACCGACGGTAGCAGCGACGTCTGGAGCGTCGACGCCGATGGCTCCAGCGACGGCTACTGGTTCGGCGTCTCCTATGGTGTTCGCCCCGTTTTGTGCTTTTCCTCTGCACTCTTGGTCTCTGTTGAGGACGAAGGCGAGGCCGGGTTTTCTCTTGCAAATGTTCCGCTGGATGATCTGCTGGCTGAGATCAAGAGCCGGACGGAGGGTTGACCATGGATGCAGTGAAAAATGACGTGAAGCGGCTGGTCAAAATTGAGCTGGCCGCTGCAAACAAGAAGTTTCGGATGTTTGCAGGGCCGCATGAGGGCGCGGGAATCATCCAAGAAGAAGTCGTGGAAGCTGTGCAGGAAATGAACGGTCTGCGTCAGGAACTCAATGCAATGTGGATGAATGTTTACTCCAACAATCCGCAGATTTCCACGAAGGGTGTATATGATCGGGCTGTTGCTCTGGCCGTGGAAGCTATTCAGACAGCAGCGATGGCCCGGAAGTTTGAGCGCAGCCAGCGCCGTCACTGGCCGGGGGCAAAGGATCCGCACTATGGTGAAGAAAAATGACGCACCTACCGAAATCGAGACCATCACGCTGACCATGAGCCGCCCGGTGGCCGAGGCTGTGCAAGCGGCCTGCGAGTGGTACTTGCGCTTACATATGGGCCAGTTCTGGGATGTAGCCGATGATCTGTGCATGGCAAAGTTCTATTCCGATGCCAAACATAATGAGTTCAAGACAAAGGAACAGCGGGACAACGCTTTCACGGTTTCAATCCACCGCCGGAACGATATGCAGGATGGACTGGATAACCTATATCGCCGGTACGTTCTCCCTGCCCCAATCTCCGACCTGATGGAGATTCCGTACCGGGCAGAACAGGTATGGCTTGTCATTCGCCACGCCTTGGCATGGCATGACAAGCCGGAGGGCGATCCATGGAATGTGTGCTTTGATAAGCCGCTGAACCGCAGCGACCAGCCGCAGCCGGTAGTAAAACTCAATGAAAAGCAGGAGGCAAAGAAATGAGAAAGATTTTTATGGTGGGAGCATCTGCGGCGGCAAGCGTTTTGCTGATGACGGGATGCAACAAGCAGGTAATTGATTTGACCTACGAATATTCGCAGGCACAGATTAAAATGCCGGATGGAACCGTAATTGAGGGCAAGGTGGATAGCTGGAACGATTATGAAGGCGACCAGTTACAGGTCAAAATTAACGGAACAACATATCTGGCCCATTCGTCAAACGTGGTCCTCTGGCACTGAGCAAGGGCAAAGTTCGGGATCGAGAGGAAGAAGTTGCACCCGAATCTTGAAGATTTTGAGGTTATGAAGTTGGAGAAAGTGCAATGAGACAGAACGGAGCAATGTTTATCTGCAACCGTTGCCGGAAGCAGGTATTTGCAGAACGGTTTGATGATGGCCGGTTTGACCAGAAGGCACTGGATGGGTGGGCGCTTGAAACGAGGGACTTCTTTGGAGTTGGTGACTTGTGCCCGGAGTGCTTCAAGGTGTACCGCGAAACGATGGAACGTTTTTATACGGGAGGCAAACGTGGAGCCTGAAAACACCTGCTGCACCTGCTATTACCATGACGCTAAAAGCTGGTTCTGCTATAACGGCCTGTCACCGAAAGGAACGGAGAACACAGACCCAGAGGACACCTGCGAGTTTTACGAAAAGAGAAGCGAGTGCGAAAGCTAACTGCCTGAAAATGGTGGTGGACGGAGGTGTACAGAGCGATGGAGAAAAAAGTCATCATTGAACTAACCGTCGAAGTAGAAAACCCGGATAACAGAAGCGTAGAAGAAGATATTATAGGTGCTTTGAGTGAAAGCCTGCATCACTTTGACGTTGTAAATTACACAGAGGATCCGCCGGTGCGGCCATACTGGGGAAAATACTGCGGAATCCTGAAAGAAGATTACTACGGCTGCCCTATTTGCGGCTACATAACGAACTGGCAACCGGAGACCTGTCCGGTGTGTCACACTCGGCTGGAAATGTGGGATGGAAAAGGTAAAGGAGCTTAAAAAATGGACAGAAGTGAACTTGAAAAGCTGGCAGAGCGCTACCAACAGAAGGCGGACCGTGCCTTTGAGAACTATCAGGATACCGGCCTCCGGCGCTACGATACAGAGCGTAACAACATGGAGGACCTTGCCGATGCGCTGCGGATGGCAGCAAATGCGGCAGACGAACACGCTGAGCACACAAATATGCGGGGATCGCTTGCTGAGTTTGTAAACGCTGCGCAGAACATCAAATGCACGACAGACCAGGACGACCGTGTGAAGCTGGTGGACAAGCTGGTGGAAGATCTGCTGGCCTATGGCCGGATGCACAACTGGATCGCAATGAAAGGCTGAACGAAACTAATCAAGCTCCTAATCAAGAATTAAGCAAGCCCGTCGTAAAATTGCCGCCCTGACGAGGCGGCAAGGGGCTTGTATGTGTAACTTAATCTAGCGACCACAAATTTCCACGCCGGGGAAAGCGGGGGTCAAGGGGGAGAAAACGAGGGCGGGTCTGTAGGGCTTGACGGAATAGGAAACTTAGAAAGACCTGCCCGGCGTTGTATCCCCCTTGTCCTGCGAAGCCGTGTGTGTTTGGTCCACAGAAAAGAAAATCCCAGTAGAACTTTGCGGAAGGAGGAAGTGAACGGTGCGGGCATGGTACATTCGGGAGCAGAAACACATTCTCGGAACATCCGATTATGCAGAAGTGGATCTCTTTGAAACAACGGACAAGGAACACACCGCGAGCACCCGCCGCAAAAGAGAGCTGGCAACCTCCATTGCGCAGCAGAAGTATAACGACATGATAGCGAGACGGTATTTCTGCCAGCTGGCCTATACGAATTTCGGGGAAAGCGACTGGGCGGTCACGTTTACATACGACCACGGCCACCAGCCAGCACCCGGAGATTTTGACCAAGTAGACCGGGACTGGACGAATTTTACCCGCCGCTTGAAGCGCTTCTGCAAAAAGATGGGTCGAGAAGCATCCAAGTGGATGCAGGTTGCAGAGTACAGCGTGATGGACGAGGACGGGAAAGTTACCGGCAGACACCACCATCATGCGATCCTGCAAGGCAATCTGACATGGCAGGAGATCAAGGACTTGTGGCGGGACAGCACCGGGCGGCCGATGGGGCTTGTGAAAGTTGAACCTATCGATCTGACCTGTTCCAGCTTTGAACGCTTGACGACCTACATGACGAAAGCCCGCGCCCGCATCCGCCGCTGGCGGCAGAGCCAAGGACTGAAAAAGCCGAAAACTCCGCGCCCGAACGACACAAGATGGAGCCGCAAGCGCTTTGACGAAGCGTTTACCCTACCGGATGATCGTGCGTACTGGGAGAAAAAATACCCTGGCTATACTCTGCGTGAGTGTGAGCAGCATATCACCGGCAACAACACCAAGCATTTGATCCTCAAGTTGAAAAAGAAACCGGAGACCCGGCGGAAGAACAGGAGAAACCAGCCATGAGCATGAGATTGGAACTTTCTGACCTGCCGCCACGCTACCGGGCACAGGCGGAAAAGCAGCTTGCACAGAGAAGGTGCGGGGGCAAAGCTGCACCTGCATCGTTGGAAGCCGCTGTGAATGCCGCCAGATCGACCGGACACGAGTTTGACAGCCGGGGCGAGTATGACTACTACATGGGAACTGTTCTGCCCAAAGTCCAGAGTGGCGAGGTCGTGAAGGTAGAGCTGCACCGCAGGTTTACTATGCTGCCGGAAAAAGAATACGGCAATGTGAAGCTCCCGGCGGCGCACTATACCCCGGATTTTGTGCTGACCTATGCTGATGGCACGGTTGAGGTGGTGGAAGTGAAAAGCAAATTCACCCGGCGGCAGCAGCGTGATTACATCCACCGCCGCCGTATGTTTATCGATCTTGTGGCAGAACCGCAGCACTGGCGGTTTATTGAGCATATCACGCCAGATACGGCGGAAGAAATCAGAAAGTGGAAGCGCCTGGCCGAACAGGCGGGAAAGGATTCATCATGGGAAAAAGCAGGGCAAGGATGCCAGCATTCTACCGGCAGAGCATCCAGAATGCAGTGAATCAGCAAATCAACATCGGCAAGTCGAAGCACCGCACGACGCTGAACCGTGAGGCAATCGGGCAGGTCGTTTCGTACTGCGCAGTTGCCGCGGCACATGATCTCTGGGACTGGGGAGAGAAAGAATCTACGCTCCTGACCTTGAAGATGAACAATGCTGCATCCAGGTATATCATGGATCACGACAAGTACGGTGCACCGGAAGCCCTCAAGCGGCTGGAAGCACGCACTGCCCACCTGATGCCGGAAGAATTTTGGCTCCCGGCGGGTGGTCTGGTAGGCTCTGAAAAAAAGCTGCGTGTTCTGGCTGAACGCCGGGACGCTGCAAAGATGATCGTTCGTTTCTTTGCGGAATCACTGGAAGAAATGGAATATACCCCTGAACAAATTGAGGCCGTGAAGGAAGAAATCAAGAAAAATTACCAGCAGTTCCTCGGCTGGGTGGACGATGGCGGAGAAGAATTTGCCTATGATCGTCTGCGCCGTGTCATTGAGGACATTTACGGCGTGGGTGCCATGGTGGAGCACATCAAGGGCGAAGAACCCATTTTCGGAGAACCCCTTTTCAAGAAAGATTTTTGATTTTTTGGGAGGACTGAGCAGTGAAAGTACACGAGGCGGAGGCAATCTTGAAATATTATGCGGACATCCCGCAGCGGATAGAGATCATCCGCCGTCAGTGCACCGCACTGAGCGATGAAGTGGACCCTATGCGGGGCATGGGCACCGATGGAATGCCCCGCGGCGGAACACCTGGGGACAGCACGGCGGCGATGGCCTGCCGGATGGATGAACTGGGCATTGGAGACCAACTACGTCAGCTGGAACGGCAGCGGGCTGTGTTGCTGGAAGATCAGAACATTATCCGAGGACAAATGAACCGGCTGGACAGTGGCCACAATCTGATTTTAACGGAGTTCTACATCAGCCACAAAAAATGGCACGAAGTACAGCAGAAAGTTCCATACAGTGTGCAGCACTTGAAGTACCTGCGAAACGTCGCTCTTGCACAGCTGGGAAGGAACCTGGAACGGCTCCCGGAGTGCGCCGCTTTATTATCGCGTGCGTTAAACACGCGCGAGGGACAGCGCCGAGCGGATGCCTGGGCGGAGGGTGACATTCTCTTATAGGCAAGGCTGCCTGCGGAACTTCATGTGCAGGCGCTTCCGCAAAATCGTGTCCGATGGCCGTGGAAAAACAAACACGACTACCCCAAAAATCTGAAAACAGGCATAGAAATAACCCGGCGGGCAGTTGGCCTACCGGGTTTCGTGCAAAGGAGGACAAAGTTATGGGAAAGAAGCATAAAAACAAGGTTCGGGTGCTGCCCGGAAGGATGTATAGGCTGGTGCGGAGTGACAGGAGCGTATACTGTGACGCAGAGAACGCGCTCAGAACCTGCTTTATCGAAGAAACCAAAGAGCAGCAGGCCGCACGGGAAGAGGGCGAACTGTGCCGGTTCGTGAGGATGGCACCGGATGGTGGCGTTGAACTGATTTCAAACGCAGGAAACGTAGTCCGTTTCAAGAACGCAGAAGATCTTGCGAAAATGCTGCGTTTCGCAAAAGATGTGCTGAGGGTTACGGAGGCCTTGAAAAATGGGAATCAAAATTGAACTGACCGATGATAAAATTATTGAACCGTCTGGCGGAATAGCAATGTTTGACCTTCCGGGCAGAGAATTTCCGGGGAACGAGGATGTGCTGTTTGATCTGCGCTGGTCTGTGATTCCACGGAGAGAGGGCGGAATTGAAGTCTTTGGAGGAAATGATGGCAAAATAGTCCTGGAATCGGAAGAAGAGGTAAAGGATCTGTGCGAAGCTATGATACGTCAAATTAGAGCAAAACCGATATTCTCGGATTCAGGAGAGCCGCTACTGGACTGCCAATCTGAAAGGCGGGCAGCTGAACCGGATTTACGCGAAGGAGGACAAAGTGAAGATCAAAATTGAGATTGACAGCGGCATGATAAGCCCGCGAGAATATGCCGTTAGAACCATCGCAAAAGAAATCGTGAAAACTGGAATCAAAGAAAAGCAGATCTGGTACAACGAAGCGGCAATCCAAACCGAATTGGAAAATGCAGAGGTAGGAAGGCTCGTCAGGTGTTGGTTAAAAAATGTTTGGCCGCTTCCACAGCTACGTTCTTTGCAATCTCGATTATCACATCTGCGCTGAAAGAGCCGGCCTTTTTGGCAACGCTTTTGACCTTTTCCCAGTTCGTATCAGACCGAATGTTTTCAAGAAATCTATGCCCATCAGGCGTAATGCGGGAAATGGGAATGCGATAAGTGTCTTTCGAGAAAAGCGTTTCAACAAACCCGGATTTGACGCAATACTCAACGGCGTAAAAGAGATCGTCGTTGTCGTAGGTCTTTTCAAGTTCAAGCTGGTAGGCTGGCGGTGTTTCCGGGTCATCCAGCAGGAAGTCGTTCACATTGTTTTTCTGGTAAGAAATGAAATAGCAATAGTGGTTATAGTCTGTGTACTCTTCTGCGCAAAGCATAACGGCGCGGACGCAATCCATGTTTAACTTCATACAAACCATCCTTTCAACACCATAAGCCCGTCAGGTCATCGACCCGGCGGGCTTTTGGATTTCGTGATTTACTTTTCGTGTGGCGGCTGGTCATCCGGCGGAGCGTTGCGCTTGAAGATGATCTGCGGTTCGTTCGGATCCCGGCCTTCCTCTTTGGCGTTCTGGGCGATTTCGTCCATCAGGCCGACAGGAAAACCGTTCTCGTCGAGCGGCCCATCGTAACCGGTGAAGTCAACGACGTTCACGCAGGGTGGTTCGGGGATGGTTTTGTAGTATCTGCCGTTCTCGTAGTTCACATCGGTCACACCGTCGTACCAGCCAATGTCGCCGTGTTCCTTCTGGGCGGCTTCCATCGCTTCCCGTGCCTGTTCTTCAGTCAATCCATCGAACAAGAGCCGGGAACCATCAGCAAAGGCGGCCACCAGCCGCCAAGGGGCAAAAAATTCAGCTTCGTCCATGAAAATGCTCCATTTCGTGCGGTTTTCGTGAATGAGTTGAAGTTTTGAGCACGGAAAAGTCCAATTCATTCACAAAAAAGTGAATTTCGTGTACGAAAAATCATAATCTGCAAACAAGATATGATATTTTGGACACAAAACTTTCTATTTTGATTTCGTGGGGATGTACCCATTCAGGCAGCGATTGAAACCGCGTTTCGTGAGGGCATCGGTAACTCTGTCCTCTGGGAAGTAGTAAGCAGAACCGTCTGCCGCAGGAACAGCCCCGGCGGGATGCTCTGCGCCGGTGTACCAGTCCGTTTCCGTGTCGTACTTGCGGTGCAGGTACTTGTAAACGTCGCGCTGGGCTTTGTCGAACACCTCCACGAAAGAGAAGGATGCACAAGGCGGCATCTCTTTTGCCAGCATGGGTGCGTTCTGCGCCAGCCATGCAGCCATTACGGTTTTGGCTGCATTTCGTTTCGGCTTGCCTTCCCGGTGCACCAGATCCAGCAGCTGCACAACAAAGGGCTTTGGCAGATCGTTCAGCACTTCTTCCAGCGGGTACGGATTTTCGTGCAGCAGGGGCGACGTGCGCAGCTCCGGCACGAGATCCAGATCGTGACAGGTTACAGGCTTCTGGCGGTCGTCGATGCGCTCACTGGTGTAATACAGCATATCTTTGATTGCATTCTGTGCCGCGTCGGAAAGCTGCTCCACCAGAGCAACACTGTCTGCAAAGCTGATCTGCGCCTCGTTTCGTTCGCCGGTGCTGCGGCCCGTCTTATAGGCCGCATCAATGATACCAAGCTCCATAGCCAGCCGGAAAATGTGCTTGCAGGGCTTTTTGCGCTTTACAAAATCGTTGCAGGTGCAGCTTGCAAGGCTGGTCTGATACGGCTCTTTGCCGGATCCATAGAAAACCCCGGTTTCGTGTTCCTTGTCCACAGAAAGCGGGCTGGTCTTGCTCTGCTGGGCGCTGGCAAGGCGCTTTTCTTCGTCAGCGTCTGCAGGGTGCTCTGGCCATGGGCCGAATGCGGGAATCATAGTCATAACAGGAAACCTCCTTTTCGTGTTTCGTTACTGTCATGATAGAACAAAACGCAAACAAAAGCAATAAAAGGCAAGAAGATTTCGTGCAGAGATACCAGAATAACCCCGGCGGGCTGCCGGGGCGCTGACTGTCAGAACGGCAGGCCGGTATAGTTGCGCATGGGAATGGCATCGGCGGCGGGAACCAGCATATTAAGCAGCTGCCGGTATAAAGCCGGGTTTGCTGCACGCTGGGCACGGAAGTCCTCTAGGAATTGCGCCTGTGCTGCCAGATCGGCCAAGTTTTCGTCATCCACGTTGTAGCATTGGCATTGATCCGGCCCAGCGGAGTATATCCAACATCGAACCATGAAAATACCTCCTTTCTGTTTCGTGATGTTCCCGACGTAAATGCCGGGAAGATGGGGCGGGGTTGCTTTGTCCGGTGCAGCCCTGCCAAAATATCCGGTTTCGTGTTAAGCGTTCAGCTGTAAAAACGTGCTCTGCGTGGGGATCAGGTGCCGGGTGAGGGTGTCGGTGTAGCTGGCCTCCCCCTCGTAGCTGTCAACCACCCGGCGGTCTGCGGCGGCCATATCGTGATAGCTCTTTTTGCCGTAGGTGGGCGGCAGCCAGCCTTTGCGCTGTCCGGCGTAGAGGTTGAAGGACTTCAAAACGTCCGTGTTCGTAAACTCGATGTGGCAGGTGCCTTTCTTGTAAAACGTGGCGGTGAAATAGTGCAGCTGGATCTTTTGGGTCTGGCCGCTCTTTTCGGCGGCATCCAGGACGGCGCGGAGTTCGTCCCCATTGTAGGGCTTGCCGTTCGTGTCCAGGAAGTGCAGCACCCGCTCGATCTGGGCAACATGGCCTGTTGCGTTGTACCGGGGGCAGAAACGCCCATCGTATGTATCAAAGGCGTTGCAGCGGAAAATCACCTTGCGGTTGATCTTGTACGCGGAGTTCGTGCACCAGCCGTTGTAATAATGCACGTTCTTGCTGTACTCGTCGTTATAATGCAGGTTCGTCCAGTCGTCGAACAGCTTTATAATTTCGTGGTCGATGCTGGAAAGAAGATTTCGTGAAATTTCTTCCCGGACGGTCAGAATGTTGTACGCGCTGAAGTCGTAGCCTTCAAGCTCTTTGATCCGCTTCTGGTAATCCTGCTGCATTTCGTAGGTCATCGCATCGAACAGCTGCGGCATTTCAAACAGCTGTTTCCAGTACATCCCGCGCAGTTCCCGGATAGCATCGTTATAAGATTTCGTGAAAGCCATCACGGGGTTTTCTTTCTTACCAGCGCCGGCAGAGGAAAACAACGACTTGATTCCGTTGTACTCTTCATAGATCCGGCGCACACCCTCTGCGGCGGCGTTGTACCGCTCAATGGCTGCTGTGATGGGATCCGAAGATACCAGGGCGGCAAACTCCGGGTTTTCTTTCAAACGCTCTGCGGTTTCGTTTTTCAGATCCAGCCGGATCCGGCTCACCGGCTCCCGGTCGGGAATGTCCACCGACACAAGCGCCACCTCCACGCGGGCGGAGCGGCGGGCGTTCTTGAAAGCGTCCGGGTAATACTTCACTGTTGCGTGCAGCGCTTCCAGCCGTGCGGCCAGCTCTTTCCGTTCGTTGGTGCAGGGGTTGCGCAGGGTTTCGGCGTTCAGCAAGCACCGCACCTTGCCGCCGTCCTTCATGACGTCCAGCGCTTTGAGTAGGTGCGCGGCACCAGCGGAGAAAGGTGGATTCATGACGATTGCAGCGTATTTTGTGGTGGGGCGGAAGGTCAGAAAGTTATCATGCACCACCCGGAAACCGTCTTTCTTCAGCTTTGCGCGGAAGTCGCTGGAAAGCTCGATGCAGTCAAGCTCTGCGCTTTGTGCCTTTTCCTTGTCGTAGCGGTCAACCTCGCCGGTCTTGTGGTCGTGGTGGACGTTGAACGCCAAAGCGTGGACCTGACGCGCAAGTGCTCCATCACCGGCGGACGGTTCAAGGATGGGTTTCGGGTAGGTGGTGAACCCGGATTTTACTTCCCGCAGGGAAAAGACCATATCAAAGGCCAGGCTGTCCGGCGTGGGGTAGAAGTCCAGGGCATCGTTGGGGGTGGTCATGGTGTAAACCTCTTTTCGTGTTTCGTGATATGCCCGGCGGAATGCTGGGCGGTGGGGCGGGGCCGCTTTGTCCGGTGCGGCCCTGCCAGGGCATCCGGTTTCGTGTCAGGTGTTGAGCTGGTAGCCGCGGCGGGCGCAGATGAGGCGGAGCCGGGCGGCGGCGATCTGCTGGCGGACCTCTTCGGGCCTGCCGGTGCACTGGGCTTTCCGGCGCAGGTCTTGCAGTGTCCACTGCTGACGGATGATCTCGCGGGCCTGCTCAAAGATGTTGTCAAACTTCTTCATGATTTCGTTCTCCTTTCGTATCATGCAAACAGGCGGCTGCATACCTGCTGTATTTCGTCGTTCGCCTTCATCGGGGCAATGAGCACGGAAACGGCGGCTTTCTTCGGGTCTACGGTGTCCGTTGCCAGGATGGGCGCAAACGGGCTGTTGCTGCTGTGGTAAACAAATTCGTGATGATCCACAAAAGCGTCATACTCCGAATTTATCATGATGGGCCGGGATCCGTTGCGGAACATTCGGAACGTGCCCCAGACTTTGCCCTTTGCTTCGACTTCCTGCAAGATCGAAGTGCGTTTGACTTCTTCTTTGCAGGCGCTGAACTTCTGGAACATCTGCGCGGCGGTCAGCTGGTGCGGATCGTTGACCACAAACCCGGCATCACTGGAAACGATGGTCACGCCGTCGGCGGGTGCGTCCTGCATGGTCACGGGCTGGATAACATCCCGGTAAAGGATGGCGGGCAGCTTGAACGCTGCATAGCCGGTGATGATGTACACGCTGCCGCTCTGGCAGGTGATCCGAACGGCGTTGCGGCTTTTTGCCTGCCCTTTCAGATAGGCGGTGATCTTCTTCACGTTCAGCCCGGCGGGGGTGCTGGTTGCTCTTTTCATATTGCAAAAACTCCTTTTCGTTTTCGTTCTGTTTTTCGTGCCCGGTGCGCTGCCGGGGTAGTGGGGCGGGGTTGCTTTGCCCGGTGCAGCCCTGCCAAAATATCCGGTTTCGTGGTGGTGGGTCATGCCAGCAGCCCGGCGGCGATGCTTTCAAAGTCCAGCTGTTTCACGGGCGCTTCATCCGGCGCGGCTACGGCGGCGGGGGCCTGCTTTGCGTCCTCTACGGCCTTCCGGGTCTTGCGCCAGGCATCCAGCGCGGTGGCCTGACCCTTGCGGTCGGTTTCGGGGACAGCCAGGAAAGCGGCCTTTGCTTCCCGCTCTGCCTTGCGGAGCACATCCGGGGCGGGCTTTTTCGTGGCGGCGGGCTTGCTGGCCTTTTTCGTGGGCAGCGGATCGACGTGCACCAGCTCCGGCAATTCGTGGTGTTCTTCGGTGATGATGGGGGCCGGGGTGCTGGCGGCCTGCTCTGCTGCTGCCTTTGCGGCCTTGCGTTCTGCGGCCAGCTTTTTGTTATACTCCATGATGGCGGCGACAGATCCGAAGCGGCCGGCGGGGGCCTGCTTTGCGTCGTGTACCTGCAAGCAGCTGAACAGGTGCGATTTCGTGGGGTAGAAATGCGGCGCGGGGGCTGCTTCCTTGCCTTCGGCTTCAGCGGCTTCCCGCTGGGCCTTGCTGGGGCGGGTGGTGTACTTCCACAGGTAGCATTCAATCAAATGCGTTTCGCCCTTCTTGACGCTCTTGCCTTCTTTCTTCCAGTGATCGAAGGTGTGCAGCTCTGCCGCTGCAAGGATGATTTCAACGTCTGCGATGGTGGCGGGCTGTTCGTCGCCGTTCTCGTCGGTGGTGACTGCGTTTGCAGCCATTGCGGCGATCTGCTCCGGGGTGTGGTGCGCGGTGGCGATGGCGTGCAGGGTGGCGGGGTCCAGCTTCGCGGCTTCGTTCATGATGATCTGATTGTTGGTCATGCCTTTCATGGTTCGTTCTCCTTTGTTCGTTGTGGTTGATGTTCGGGATGATCTCCCGGCGGTTGCCGGGGTAGTGGGGCGGGGCTGCTTTGCGGTGCAACCCTGCTAGAGTGTCCGGCGGTGGTTCATGCGGCATACATCTGGCGGAACAGGTCCAGCGCTCCGATCTCTGCGGCCTTGTGCTGTGCTGCCAGCTTTGCGCCGGCGCTGTCGTGGCCGTTGAAGTGGTATGCTTCAGAGTAGGCGTTGACAATGGACCATTCCAGGCGGCTGCGCTCCTGCTGTGCTTCCCACTCTGCCAGATCGAAAACGTAGATGGTGCAGGTCCAGGCATACGGGCTAAACACTTGCTCAACCTTGACCTTCAGACCCTTGCAGCGGTCAAGCGTGGCTTTGATCCGGTCACGCTCCTGCCGATCCATGGGAACGATGGAATAGCAGGGAATGAAACGATCATGCACGGGGGTGACGTTCCAGCGGTGACGGGCTGCCAGCTGGTTTATTTTCTTGTCAAGTGCTGTCATGGGGTGCGCTCCTTTCGGTTCGGGGTGTATGTTCGGGATGATCTCCCGGCGGCTGCCGGGGTAGTGGGGCGGGGTCGCTTTGCGGTGCGGCCCTGCTAAGGTGTCCGGGGCGTTCAGCCCAAAAGAGCGGCGGCGGCATCCTGCCAGGTGGGAAAGCTGTAGAACGTGCGGCGCTCTGCGTTGGTGTTCTCGCCGGTGATCTGGGCGGCGATCCGCTGCCCGGTGCGGGGGTCCCACCCTTCCAGCCGATACCCGGCGGCCTGAAGGCGGCGGGCTGCGGCGTTCTCCTTGCGGTTCCGTTCGCGGATCTGTTCAAGTGTCATCATGGTGCAGGCTCCTTTCAATCTTCAGTGCAGCCGTGGCAGTAAAGTGCGTCAATCACTTTGTCATCGCTGAAATCTTCCGGGGTGCCGTTCGCGTCAACCACCAGGTCAACGCGGTCATAAATTCGCAGATCGGTTTCAGCATCCACCAGAAAATACCAGTCGTCACCGTCCAGCGCGTCGGTGCACCAGACTTCAACCGCGCCGTCATCGGTGGCGGTCATGCCCTGCACAATGGCCGGGGCGATGTAGCGGCCCAGGGGGCCGACGGTGTAGGGGCATTGCGCCGCGGCCTTTGGTGCGGTGCCTGCCAGCAGTGCGGCCGCCAGTGCGGCGGCGGTGGTGATCTTCTTTGCAGTGTTCAAAAGTTTCATGATCTTTGCTCCTTTGCTTTTTCAGTTGCTCCCGGCGGGCTGCCGGGGTAGTGGGGCGGGGCCGCTTTGTTTGAGCGGTGCGACCCTGCCAGGGCATCCGCTTGACTTTACCGCCTTTCGGTGGTAAACTAACTTACAAGATGCGTTGTGGAAAATTCATCTTGCAAGCCTGTCACCTGCTTTAGTGGGTGGCGGGCTTTTTTGCTGCCTGCTTCTTTTTCCACTCTGCCAGGTAGGCGGCCCAGATCGCTTTTTTCAAAGCGGCGGGGAGTTTGAAAAATTCAATGCTCATGTGTTAGCTCTCCTTTCGGCTTACTCGCAACCGTCCGGCTGTTGTCCGGCTCGCTTGCTGTGGCTGCATTCTAGCATGACGGAATGCCACTTGTCAAGCATGACGGAATGCTTTCTACGTTTTGCACAAAAGAATGACGGAATGCTTGTTGATTTTTGCATGGCGGAATGCCGCTTTTTTTGCTATAATAAACGCAGGCGCGAAAGAGGTGATATAATGCCTATCTCGGACAAAAAGAAAATTTCAAACAGCCGGTATATTGCAAAATGCGATTCAATCCAGATTCGCCCACCAAAAGAACGCGGTGACGAAATCAGAGCGGCCGCAGCCGCAGCGGGTCAAAGTATGCAAAGCTATATTTTACAGGCTTGTGCCGAAAGAATGACCCGTGATGGATTCACCCCGGCGGAATCCGGGGAAGAAGGGGGACTATAGGGGGTTACTGGGGGAGAGTTC